TGGTGTTATTATTACTGTATATAACAGATACTATATTTGAATAAGCTGCGGTTATATGAGTAACGTCTTGTTGACCAATTTCGAATGTATAAATACTATCCGATGTTCCAGCTATAATTATGCCGTCGATAATATCTATCGATGATGTATTATTTGAACCATTCCATCCTGTAATATTACTATCATAGAGTTTCCAAACATTAGTTGTCAAATTACCAACATGAATACCTTCTATTGATGCAGCAACTAAAGTGTCATTGTATAATAATGCTGCGTTAAATTCATTAGTTCGAATAGTAGTAACATTTAGTTTGCTATAATTCTTACTAGTTTCTGTTTCTGTATTAAATACTGATACGCCTTTATTTGTGCTGAGTACTAACTTGTTTCCAGAAATAGATAAGTTAGTTATATAGCTCGATAATATATTCGTATTAGTCGTGTCATATAGCTTAAAATTGTATGTAGAATCAGCATAATACATTTTTATTAATCCTTCTGCAGATCCTATCCATAAATTACCCAAGCTATCTGATACAATAGATGTGGTTAAATTAGAAGGCATCTTAGAGTTCAATGTATTGAACAATTTAGTGCCATCTTGTTTAGACCATAATTTTACACCTCCTGAACATATTGCATATGCAGTAGTACTAGAAAAACCGATATATTCACCTCTTATTGAAGTAACAGCGGTCGCCCAGTTTAAACTATATCCATCTAAATCGTCAGGTTGTGATTCTTTTAGTACACCGTTAATTTCACTCTTATATGCCCATTGCAGATAATGTTTAGATGCATCATCGACAGAAAATTTAGGAAAGAATGCTGCAAAAATAGCTTCACCTGAACCGTTCAATCCGCAGTAATCAAAACTGGTCAATGTAGATATTGATGAGTTACCGGGAAGATTAAAAGTGGTCTTTTGTGAGGAAGTTATAGGAGCTGCAAAATCCTTTAAATCTATACTTGTAATTTCAGTTGCACCTTGTACTACAGCCAATTTGGTAGGTGAAGAATATACTACATATTGTGCAGTTTTAGAGTAACCTTGAGGACAAGATAGAATGTCCAATGCATACTGATTCATATTTTACGATTAATTTTCTTTTTCTATTCCCACGTCTTTTAATTTAGCGCGTAGATTCTCACGTTTCTGTGAATTCATATCAAATATACTGTTGGAATCTGACGAATTCAATTCTTTTACTTCTTCAGGTTTTAGATAATCCATAGCAGATTTTAGAAGAAAGACTGATATAATAGGAATAGGCCAAGATATCAGTATAGTAAGATACATCATTACATTTTTCACGTCTACTTCTCCGGTGAAGAATTCCATCATTCCTCTAAATGAAGAAATCCAGTTAGGATTATGTTTCATAGATTCAGAAATGTAATCATATGAAAAGTACATGTTACCTACAATCTGCATAAAGAATAAGATGATGAATACTGTCCAAACGATAGTCTTATTCAGCTTATTTAGTATAGAAAGTGTAAGAAAACTGGCAATAGACCCTAATTCGATAGCTATTGCAAGGGCTACAGATAACCATGAAGGGTTACCTAAACTAAAGAAATCAACAATGTGTAAAGCAGATATAGCAGAAGAGATTAGTGGAACAATAATGAATGACCAAACTATTATTTTACGTAATACTTTTTCTGTATTCATTTACCCTCCAATTTCTTTATTTCGATGTCATATTCATTCATTCTGTCATCAGGACGAATTGCGGTACGAACAATCGCATTATTATCATAAAGCATACGCTTCGATATTTTAAATCCTTCTATCGAAAATTGTTTCGATGTGATTTTTGTAGTAGAATCAATTTTTTCAATAGATTTTTTCAGATCATTGTACTTACGATTTACGCTACATGTTTGAAAAAATGTCAATACCAGAAAGATTAAAATTATTAGCCAAGATTTTTCTTCAATTTTCTTTAAGAGTGTTTTCTTTTCCATAAATGTTTTAATTTAATATTTAGTAGTTTATATATCTTCGCCTGCAATAAAACACACAAATAGGGAGTTTATCACCCCCTACTTATTTTCTTATTACAGACTTGCTTCAGGATTTGAAGGATCAATACCTTCTCTACGTGATGCAGTAATGAATTCCATTTCTTTCAGTTTCTCGTTTTCTTGAGCGATAACGTTTCTTACGATATTGATATTCTTCAAGATAGTAAGATATGTATCTACTGATTCAATGAATTTGCTGTTAACAGTATCACCTGCACCTTCAATTCTAGATAAATAGAAATAAAGTGCTTCGATCGAAATAGCACTCATGAATAATTTACCTTTTGTAACACAAACACCTAGTTCATTTACAACCTCTCTGATACCCAATGCTTCTGTGAATTTCCATGCTGCTTCTTTAGAAATATAGCCTTCCAATTTCTTGATATCTTCAAGTTTAAGATCGACTAGATACTTCTTAGTTTCTAAATCTTTCTTGAATTTGTCTAGTTCAAGTTGAGCTTGTTCATAAGCTTCTTTTTGAATTTGATTTAGACCACCTTCTAATTCTGCACTTTCTGTTGTTTTTACGATTTCCATTTTACTTTTTTATTTGTTCGTTATAATAGTTTTTAATTTTATCTGATTCCCAGATTTCGTGATATTTATGACAATAATAAATGAATTCTTTTTTACAGCTTTCAAGTTCATCACCCTTAATTTCTACTAATTGTACACCATCTGGATTTGATAACCAAATTTCGATTCTGTCCACTTTTCGTTTATGAATCTCTTCAAATGCTAAAGTATAGGCTCCACCTTGTAAACTATATTTGTGTATAGTCTCATCATCTCTAATTCCTGAAGCACTTTTAAAGTCTACAATGACTATTTTATTTTCATTGTCTAAGTATGCAAAATCCGTAGTACCAGCAAATAGATATGTTTCAGAGTATAAAAATCCTTCAGATAAAAGAATCTTTTTTACTTTATCGAATTGTCCACTGTGATAGAGATTATAAAATAATGCTCTTCCACTGTCTACTAGAGGTTTTTCGATGTCATTCAATAATTCATCAGTGCTTCTTCTCTGTGTATACAAAAGACACTTTTCAGAGTCTCCCATATTCTTCATGCATATAACATAATTCTCCAAGAATTTATGCATTGCTGTTCCCTTAAGTGCTGCTTTCTGGCCTATTTCTGCTAATCTATCCTTGCCTATAGATTCCTCTATTTCTTTTAATCTCTTAGATGGTATTAATGATAAAATAGTTGTAACAGAGGGTAAAAATTTAGGGTCTTCTCCTTCTATAACATAAGCTCTTCCCCACTGTGTATCTAATCGTTTTAGTTTTTTCAAATTATGCTAAGTAATATTCCGATAGGTAGAGCAACATTAGTTACTATCCATTTTAGTGTAAGATTGTTAAAGTATGGAGTGTAAACCACAAGATATGATCGAGAATTTGCGATTTCTTCTACTGTGGGAATTATTATTTCTTGTAATCCTAGTTTAGAAAGGTACATATTTAGTGGACGCATCTTATCTAGAATTTTCAATTTTTTCATATCTTCCATTTCACCCATATCTTCCTCTTTCAAAGAAAGAACTGTATAGATTCTATTGTAAATATCTGTTCTAAGATTAAAGTTTTTCCACTCTTCAGTCTTTTCATTCTTTTCGATTGTAGAAAGAATAAAGAGAAAATTAGATATTTCTCTGAATACAGATTGGGTCTGTTTAAATCCTATCATAAATATTATTTTCTATATTATAGTGCATCTACCTCATTGTTCAGAACAGGAGTCTTCATCGATATAAGGGCGATATTTTTTATGTTAATATCATTCGTCGTGGTAGCTCTTTTCTTATCTATCCATTTATTTCGCACTAGTTTTTTCGCAACATGGATTCTGCTTCTTACTGTGTTAATTTTGATACCTCTTTTTTCAGCTATTTCTTCATACTTAAGCTTATGAATTTCTCTGTCTTGTAAAATATCTCTGTATGGAGAAGGTAAATCGTCTATTTCTGCCATAACTTCATCATATACTGTATCAACTTCGATGTTATCGACATCGTCATAATACTCATAATCTGGATTGACGGTCCACTCATCTTCTTCTGCTGGTTTCACTTTAATATTACTTTCTTCCATTGCATTCAATGAATATGTAGCATTTTTTCTTCTAAGCTCCATTAAACATTCATTTTGGCATATTTTGTATACCCATGTACTGAAATTCCATCGCGGATCGTACATGTCGGCAAACACGAACGCTTTAGATAGTGTAATAGCAAGTATTTCATCAATAGTTTCGTCGTCTTGATGGTATTTTGTGACCATTTTTCTTAGGCCTGGTTTCAATCTATGATAAAGTTTATTAAACGTGACTTCAGTTCGTTGTTCAACAAAATTCATTGCAATGTCTTGTAGAGATTCTTCTTTTTTCATTATGCGAGCGTATTAAGTAATTTGAATAAAATAACAAAGATTTTTTAAAGAGTAAATGTGTGTAAAAAATTTAAAAAAAATAATGAGTGTCATGCTTTTCACACATAGCAGTAAATATACTAAGTATATTACCTATTAATCTAACAAAGAAAATTCATACAGGAAACTCTATGTATTGGACCAAATACCTGTAGTGAAAACAACATCTTTTTTTTCATTGTCATGTCTCTGGTCATCAGACCACATACCAGTGTCAACAGTCTTTGTTTTCTTAACGTCGTCCAGTGCGGTTCTTATTAATTCAAAGCCTTTATCGCCCTCTTGAGGTGCAACAACGTATTTAGGCCCTGTGTAAGGAACTTGAGAAGTTTTTACGAATTCAGCGAAGGTTTTAAGTCTCATATTAGAATGAATTTGGGAGTTTCTTTACTAGCTCTTGTACGGCTAGAGTTAAATTGCCAGTTTTTTCAGCCATAGAACTATTTTGTTGAACCATGATCTGTATTTCTGTAAATAGCATATCGATTTTAGTCATTAAGTTAGCAGTAGTAGCAGGTACAGGTTTAGAATTATCTGTCTGTTGTCCACCAGCAGAAGTAGGCGTATAAGAAGGATGTGCAACTACCATTAAAGCTGCACTATCAGCAATCTTTTTAGCAGATTCTGCGACATCTTTAAATCTTGTAGTATCAAGATCAATCATCTTCTGCAATTCAGCAGTTATCTTTTCGAAATTCTTTATAGATGGTTCAGATATTCTAGCTATTCCATCAGCAAATATTCCCGTATCAGAAGCTATTTTAGAAAATGGACTACTTAACTTTATCATGTTCCCATAATTATTAGCTAATCCATTTGTAAAACTAATGAATGATCGGTATTGCCATATATTTCTACTGAGCTTATCGAAATTAGTACCCATTACAGCTAAAGTGCTTGCAAATCTTACTAACGGATCCTGTAATTTTATGAATGCGTCAACGAATACTGCAAAACCAGAACCTCCGACAGATACACTTTTTAGTACATTACCTAATCGTTCAAATCTCGTTAATGAATCATCAGTTAATGAACTAGACTGTATATTATTTGCCATATCAGTAATAGAACTGGAGATAGCTGATATAGCATCAGTTTCAAGATTCTTTACTTTTATAGGTTTCATCTTACTGTAGATGTTACTGATACTGCCTAGATTTTCTGCAATTCCTCTGAATGTTTTAGTCAATTCATATGCAGCTTTAGCTTTATCTTCAGCATCTTCAAATGCACTTAGATCAAGTTTTGTGAATACGCTAGGTAAAACATTCAATACAGAGCTTATGCTTCTTATAATACCAGGGATATTTATAGCCCCGTATTTTGTAGGTCTTCCGTCTGGACCATATTCGATTGGAAAATGATTCATGTTGGCGAAAGAAGTAATACCACCTGCTAAGTCAGATATTACTGAACCCATTCCAGAAACTGCATCTATACCTTTTTTGACATCACTTTTACCCATCCCAAAGAATCCTCCGGGATATTTTGCACCAATTGAACCGAAAATGTTAGCCAATGCATATAAAATTCCCGGGTTATTAGAATCTAAACCGTCACCTAATAATGATTTTTGAATGCCAGCTACAATAGTAGATAATTTAACTGATTGCCAAGATAGACCACCTTTACCGTTAGCCGTCTGTACTGGGAAATGGTCAGGATCAGAGAATGCAGCAATTCCTCCTGCTAATTCTTTAAGTATTTCACCCATTCCACTTACCATCTTGATACCTAATTGAACAGGATCAGTTCCGGTAATTGCTCGAAGCATACCAAGTCCTAAAACTCCAGCACTTCCACTATTATCAGTGTATAATTTCTTGAAACCATTTGTTAATGCTGGTATTATGCCTTCTTCTCCAAATAATTTATCAGTAAAGTCCTTAGGATCAGGAATTTTACTGATTGCATTAGCAGCAGATATTAATCCGGCACTTATAGCGATGAGTGAAGTTCCTAAAAGTAATGCAGTTACTGAACCGATGAGTATAGGAACAGATAATATTGACATTTTAGCAATTTCTTTACCTAATGCGAACATGATTCCCATGCCTTTCATGGTTTTCTCTTTCTCATCATATAGTCCCATCTTCATTATCGCTTTCGTAGACAGAGCAAATAGAATTAAACCTACTGAGAATAGTCCTAATGAAGCTCCTACTATACCTAATGCTATGGCGCCTATACCTATTGGTGCTGCTAACAGACCAATTCCAGCAAATAATACACTCATACCACCGATTATTGCAACTGCACCGATAGCAGCTTCTTTGTAATCATTTTTGAATAAAGCCATCACTCCTTTTAGAGCTAGTGCATATACCATTATTCCAGCTGAAAATAGTAATAAAGATGCACCTATTAGACCGATTCCTATTGCTCCAGCGACTATAGAAGGTAATTCAGCTCCTATTATGCCGAACATTATAGCCATACCTCCTAATATTGCAACAGTTCCTATAGCAGCTTCTTTATAATCATTTTTGAATAAAGCTAGAACGCCTTTTAGAGCTAATGCAAATATTAAAATTCCTACTGAGAATATAGCTAGACCTGCACCAATAGATGCCACACCTAATGAACCTTGTACTATATCTTTACCAAGTTTACCGATAAGTTCAAACATTAATGCGAATGCACCAATGACTAATACAGACAGTAATGCATCTGTCATAGAAAACTTAGAAAAAGTATACGATAATAAAAGCATAGCACCTGAAAAGAAAAATAGTCCTACAGATAATCCAAGTATTATTGTCAATGCACCTTGTGCGATATCTTTAGAAAGTTTCCCAATTAAATAAAATGCTAATCCGTATGCCGCAAGCAATAACATTCCACCCAATAAATCTTTCATTGGAACTAACATCATTACTAATGAAATCGTAGCTATACCAGCAGAAAGTGCAATTAAAGCTATACCTATTCCTTGGACAGCTTTTGCACCCTTATCAATATATTCAGCTCCTTTACCTAATACGATAAATGCTCCTGCTACAAGCATAGTTATAGCCGTTACTCCTAAAAGTGTAGTAACAGGAACTAATGATACTAATAATGCCATAGTAGCAAGACCTGCTGTAAGCATAACTAATCCTTTACCGATTATGCCTATTGCAGCAAACCCATCTTTAAATTCTGATAATTGGGTACCTAGACTCGCAAACATCTTTATGACTAACCATGCAACTCCAGCACCTATCATAACTAAAGGAGCGATAATAGATACTAATGCCAATGTAGCCATAGCTTTCCCTATATTCGCAAGCCCAGAGATTAAGAGGTGTATACCGATACCTGCTTGTTCCATCTTTTTAATGTCACTATCTGAAAATCCATTCATAGCTGACACTGCTCCATCAATAATTCTCTTAACTACTGGGTCTTTGCCACCAAATAGTACTTTACCAGCAAGCGCTATTTTTGCTATACCCATTATCGATAAGTTAGCAAACGTATTTACAAATGTAGATATAGATGTGGCTGAATTACTCAAAGAATCCAACTTAGTAGAATCGATGTTACCCGTAATAGAAACTAATTCAGATAAAAAGTCGAGTATTACTGATCCATTAGTTGATATCGATTTATTCTTAGCAGATAACGCATCAGATATTAGTTTTATACTTGTTGCCATACCAGCCAGTACAGCAGAAGAATTCATAGAGGCACTTGGATCTGCCGCAGCATTAGATGTATTAGCTTTTGCTTCAATAGCATGTAAGCTTTTTTCCATTGATCTGGAAATACCAATGAGTGTGTCGAGTTGTTTGTCTTGTAGAGCCAAAATTGCAGGTTTATTTCGTATTATATATCTAACACACAAAAAGGAAGAGCAAAACTCTTCCTTTTTGTTACAATTTAAAGTTCGGTAATGATGGCAATGAACTTGCTATACCTCTTTGCATACTACTCATCTGTGAATTAATATTCAGATTCGGTACTTGTGAATGTTGCCCCTTTTCTTGTTTCTTCCTTTCATTTTCTTCTTCTTCACTGAGAATTTTCAATTCATCCAGCATAATCTCCAATTCATAAAATGGCATCTGTTCAACCTCTGAAGGTTGGCATCTGACATATTTAAGAAGTGATGCTTTAAGCTTAAAGTAATTTTGAAGAGATATCTGAAACAAGGAAAAGACTTTTGATTCCTCCTCGAAAGTTAATTGGTAAAGCTGTTGCCTCCCCGCATACAGAACAGTTGTTTAAGATTTCAGGTTTGATAGTTTCCTGCATATGTTTAACAAACCAGTCTGCTACAGAAATCTTATCAGTTCCCCAACTATATGAATCTTGTAAAGCTTTTGTGTAATATGCATCATTTAATCCTCTCCAGTCAGAAAATAAAAATGGTGCCCATTTCAAAAATGCTTTATCATATTCTACTTTATTCTGAATTTTATCTTTCACGTATCCTTTGATATAATTCATGACACCTAGAGAAGGTAGATATAATTTCAATTCTTCGCCATTAGTAAGTTTAAGATGGAAACATCTTTCATCTTCATTAAATCTAGTGGCCAATTCAGGTGATGGAGTATAGTACGATAGCATCTCTTTAGAGATACTGCGTTCATCTACAGTTCCACAATTACTACAATTGAAAGAAATATTCAACTGATTCTCACCTTGTTTGAATGTCAATTCACGGATGGCAAATACTAAGAAAAATCTGTCAATTTCTTTAATATCTTTATATGATGCTATCGAATTACCGAATTTTATCTTACAACACTTTTCAATAATCTTGTTCAGTGCATCATCCATGTTAAAAATATCTTCCTCATCTATAGTAGACCAGTGTCTAATTTCAGCTGCCATAGCAGATCTGATAGTAATTTCAGTTGAAGCTGGGTAATAAAGACCTTGAGAAGGTAAAGTATCTGGTTTTACTCTAATCCAACCGATATCATGTACAAGATGTGTGGGTTCAGCTGTTTTAGATACATTTACTTTTTCCTTGGGTTGATTCTGTGACTCGAAGATTTTTTTAGCTTCATCTTCTGTACTAGGAACAAATGTTTCGCTCATTATTTTTCTATGTTTATGTATTTATAATCGTACGCATATGCGTATCTGATTTATTTAAAATTATAGTATACGTCCGTAAAAGTTCAGACACAAAAAAGAGGGAACTTACATTCCCTCTTCGTTTATATAAAATGATTCTGTTACAAAGTTGTATCGTCAAAATAATCAGCTCTGAATGTAAAACCAGTGATGGTGTATTTATCAGTAGAATTATAATCTAATTCAATTGCGTTGATATTAGTAGTAGGCCATACAGTTGGGAAAGAATAAGTTCTGAATACATCACCAGGTCTGTTGTATACTACGATAGTCATTGGACCACCAGCATAGTCAGCTTTTAAGTGTTGCATACCTGTATTTGTATCAAAGATTTGATTACACCAAGCTTTAAGACCTTTGTACATATACATAGAATTAGTGTCATCTAAGTTTACCTCAAAATCTATTGCGATGTCTACAAAAGTTTGATCAAGTTTTGAATTTGCATAAGAGCGAGTCCATCCTTTATATGTCTGTTGAACACCTGCTGCAGGTGTCTTATCGACATCCAAACCACTAACCTTGATAACCTGTTCCATCAATAAAGATGTTGACCAGTTACCTAGACCAGCAGGAGGATTTATAGTAACCTCAAATAAGTTATTATAAACGGGTTCCCAATTCTCCATTGAGGCTCTTGAATTTCTATAGTGCGGAAGTTTAGCCATGTTGCTTTTATTTTCTTTTTTTCTAGTTAGTTTTAAAGGAGCTTGAAAAAATCCAAGCTCCTTTTATTTTTATGCAACTGTAAATCCACCAGATGAAATCTGGCCAGTTTTTAATACAGTTACTCTATTTATGAATTTCTGAGCACCTTTGACTGGTTCAACGCCGATATCAATTATTGCAAAATTCTGATCGATTACTTCACCGGTGTTATTTCTACCGTTCATTACTGTAGCATAGTCATATATACCACCAGCTGTCTTAACGTTAGCTAAGAATTTGTCAACGATAGTTTTAATTTCTAGACGTGTAGTTGAATCGTTAAATTCAAATACATAATTACCCAAGATATCTTCAACAGATTCTTCTATTGTGATAAGTAAATCACGAACGTGTAAGCTATTGAATGCAGTATTAGTTTTTTGATAAGCAGTTTGATTACCGTAGATTTGGAAACCTGTGTTATTTCTAAACACGATTGGATTCCATCCAAATGGCTCTAAATAACCTCTATCTGTATCAGTAAAGTCATACTCAAGTGATACCAATCTAGGATTCGATAGAATACCTCTTCTTGGACCAGCTGCAATTGAATAAGGTTGACCGTTCAAGAACTTTCTAATAAAGTTGTTTGATACATCAGCTGCGGGAGGAATAGAAATATTCTTGTTATTTTCTTTGATAACCAACCAAGGAGCAAAGAATCCAGCAAATTTAGCACCATTATCTTCGTCAGGTAAACTATAAGTGTAAGATGGTCCTAGTGATAGATTTCCACCTTGTGAAATATAGTAAGTACTTAATACAGGTTTTGGATCAACTAAAGTTGGTACTTCAGTAAATCTAGGATCAGTACTATCAATAAACTCTTGAATAGCAGGAGCATTGATAATAGCTAAACATTTCTGTCTGTTCATAGCCAACTTAGATAGTAGATTTTTTGGATAAGATTGTGCATCTAAACCACCGTTGAAGGTATCTACGATATATCTGTAAGTTATCATATTTCTATCTGCTAATGCAACAGATAAATTAGAAACAGCAGGATCTAAAAGACCAAGAATTTTAGCAAGTTGAGTTTTTGAACCAGGTAAATGGTATGTTCCCAATTTGAAACCAGAAAGATAAGTGAACTGAACATTTGTTGCAGCTTCTTGAATCTTCTTGAATCTTGTTATGAAACCGTCTTGTATATGTATTCTTTGGTTAGTAGTTAATTCATAGCCATTAGTTACTTTTCGTTTTGCTATAATTCTAGTTAATACAAATTTACTTGAATCACCTGAATTTTCAGGGTCGGCTACCAAATATTGACCAACCTCAGCTTTTGTTCCATCTTCAGTAGAAATATAAACTTTTGTTCTAGTAGAGTTAGAAGTAGCGTTTAATTCAATGCTAGTTTCGTAATCTCCTACGATAGAATAAATTTTTAGCGCATTAGCTAATGTAGAACCATTTGATTCGCGAATATCTGAAATGTCCCAATCTCCATCAAATGGTACAAGATAATCTGCAGTAGTCCATGCGAAAAGCTCAATATATTTCACATTTTGAGGATCTCTAGAATACGTAGCAGTTAAATAATGAGGATTTTGTGAATTTGTATAAACTAAATCACCATTTGCAAGAACTCCAGTGTTAAACTTCTTGTATAAATCAGATCCTTCATATGCAATGTAGCTATTCGTTACATCAGATAGATATTGTACTTTATCGGGTGCTACTACTAATTTGTAACCACCTGTTGCACCGATTACATCTAGAGCAGAACCATAATGTATAGTATAAGTCGTATCTATTTCAGCAAGATTAGCAGCGCCATTGAAATTAACTGTATCAATAGTTAGTATCGTGTTAGAACCTGTTTGACCGATATCGTTGGCACGGAAATAAAATCTTACACCAGCCTTTTCAGCATATACGAAATCTCCAGCTGCAATATTAGAGCCAGTACCTGCAATATGGATTTCACCATTATTTTTTGCAAATATTGGTGCAGTTAATGAACCTTCAGATGCTTTATCAGGATGTGAAATTGAAATCTTTATAAAATCTGCAGTTTCAGTTATTGTATCAACTGTAGCTGTTTTAGTTCCAGTTTGATCTAATAGTAAAGAGCTTCCAGCTTTTAAAGATGTGAAATAACTAATTTCTGCATTAGAAATTAACGATTTATCCAATACTAGTAAGTTATTAAATTTACCAGTGTTTGTAGTACTATAGAAACTTTCAAAGTGTGCTCCTTGATTAGTTGATGGACCAGTGTAACCATATGTCCAGTTTGTAAATGAACCGCTATTGAACGATCCACTAATTACAGTGAAATCAGGTTTTGCTTGGAAATCAAATGTTTCTTTAGCAGCAAAGTTATACGATAAGAAATCTACAGTATCTACAGCGGCATTATTTATCATTGTATGACCGATAACATCTAGTCTTCCCATTGCTTCTGTCGCAGTAGGATCGTAGTTATTTAGTGCATTTCTATCTAATGCAACGAACAAACCAGTCGTTGCAAAATTACCATTGATTATAGTATCAATTGAATAGTTTACACCATTGTCATCTACTAAATCAGGAATTAATGATCCTTGGAAGCTACCGATAGTTACAACATCAGGAGAATTTAAAAAAGCTTGAATTTTATCTTTTTTAAGTCCTTTTGAATCAAAGTATTGTGCAAATACTGGATCGATACTTAACTGTGCGTTATTTGTCCAGTCTCCTTGTACAATATCGACTTGTACAAAATATTCAGATATATAATCGAATTCTTTTATATAATCTGGAACATTTCCTGCACCGAACCATTCTCTAGCAGTCAAATTAAATCCTGTTAGATCACCAGTTTTTCTTACAATGATAGAAAAAGGAATTTGTCCTAGATTAACGACAGATAATAATTTACCAGCATTAGCTGATTGTTCTTTGTTTGCCAACAGATAAGCTGTATCAGGGAAGAAAAATCTTTCCTTGTTAAAATACGAGCTGTATAGTTTGTTTACTGTTGTCCCATTTGCTTCTGTAGCACTAAGAGAGAATGATTTGAATGAGTCATAGTCTGGGTTAGCGCTTTCAATGTCATTATTTAATGGCATCAGTGCAATTGCAAAACAAGGACCTGTTTCTAGACAAGTAAATAGAGATCTGTGAAAGAATGATCCTCTAGCTTCCAATGTCTTATCAATTTCACCAAAAATCCTTTTAGCAGTCTTTATGTCTTGACAGAACACCGGTGCGTTGATAGGACCTTTTCTAGAGAACCCTACAACGAGTCTTGTAGTCTGTGTGTTTAAAACGATGCTCTCTGTCTGATCGAATTCTAGAGTGTAAACTCCAGAAGCTTTGAACTGACTAAGATCGAGTCTTATTTTCGCCATGTTTATGTCTTATTTATTTTAATTGAATATGAAATTCTGCGAATTTTTACTATATATTATAGATCAGTCTTTTATTTCTCTATCGGTTATCACATAAATTCTTTTACGTAACTTATGTCATCACGTTTTTCATCATTGAGCTGACTTAATTCTACTACTGCAGTCTTAAAACGATCAGTTGCAGTATCTATCATATCTTCTACAACATAGCCAAAATCTTCAGATAAACAAAATGTTGCGCCATACATTGTAGTTACTGCTACGTCATCATATCCTGACTGTGATGAATACGATCCTTTATTGTTTATACCGAATGCACTTAGTTCATTATACGTGGTCTCTTCTGTGACTATTATTCGTTTTTCTAGTACAAGTTTTCTCAATTCACGACAGAACATCATCTTATTATGTTGGTACAATCTTATACCCATCGAGAAAAATCTTGCCTTTTCATTATGTCTAGTATGTAAGAATATCTCATCGTAATAGTTTTCATTTTTACGCAGTTTTTCTACAAAATAATCGCCTTTGAAGTTCATTTCTAGCGCAACTTTTATGTTCTCTGTTTTGAAAACTTCGAAAAATAAAATTTCGGCTATCTGTGCCACATCTTCTACAGCTGTAAGATTCGATCTATACATGCCGACTTGTCTTAGTCTAAAGAAACTTCGTTCATCTTCAATTCTATCTTTTCTCAATTTTCTCATAGAAGCTATACTCATCTCTTCTATTTTAAAGATATTAATTACTGAAAAATCTCGCCCTACTCCATCGGCTAAATCGACTGTAAATGTAAATTTATCTGTATCTTTTATCTCATCTAAATTAAAGTCTGGATGCCACTTTAAGTCTTTATATTTTATATCGCTGAATTCGAATGCATCAATCTGTTTCCATACATATTTCTTTACGATCTTTTTTAGATAACGTAATGAATCAGACGTTAACAACAATGAATCTGATGAAATAAATTGGTTACCGTACTCTTGATTGAATAGTTCTTCGGAACCCAAATTGGCAATTTCTCGTTTCTTCCAATTTTCATCTCTACCTGGTACTTGCCACCAATCTACACGGAATGCAGAATACTCATTCTTGCCATCTTGTCCGGGTTCTTTCAGAGCATTTGAATAAATTTCCCAGAACTTATTTTGACCATTAGCGGTCGAGGTTATGATTACACGTGAAATCTGTGATGATGAAAGTGTAGGATATACAGAACGATAGAAAGGTTCAATAAAGTTACCATGGATATGGGCAAACTCATCCATGAATAATAAGTGTAATGTAAAACCGATAGCTGCAGTTTTAGTAGTACTCTGACACATGATTCTACATCCATTGTCAAATTTCATTGTCATTACGTTATTCTGAGCTATGCCAGGTTTCATGAAGAATGGTAATCCCTTTATGACAGATTTTGTCTTGTCAACGATTTCAGCAGCAGTAGCACCTTTATTCGCTAATACCATGACATTCTTTTCAATATTGAATAAAACGTACCATGCTATAAATATACCAGTCA